CTCGTAGTCCATAGTGACTTATGTAGTTCCAATACCTCAGCATGATATTTCAAACGAAATGCGCGGGTCAATATCATTTTCTCAAACTCGCGCATCAAGTTGCTGCCATGACCATCAAATTTTTCATAATCTGTGGGTGTGGCAAACATGGCATCTTTTAAAATATCAACAATTCTGGCTGAAATATCCTTAGGGGTTTTGCCAAATGCATACCAAGGCTCCTTTTTCAACAACACCTCCAAAGCGTACATAAATTTACTATAATCACGTTTATCAGAGGTATTAAAAGTTGAAATAGGCCGCGGTGGTTTAACATTGGCATAAGGTTCCTTCTTCATGAACATCTGAATAACACGCTTTAAGTTAGCAAATTCTGCAACTGCTAACAATCTCCGCTGTGACGGCCGATGTTGCCGGTCCATCACTTCGTCGTCCCCTTCGGGATCAAGCGAGTTTTTCATGTCTTCAGGAATAAATTTTTCTACAAATTCCTGCATGACCCGAATTAGGAAAGGTGTAGGAGGCATCACGGGATTCCTAGGCTCTTCAATCCTAGCCCGGATACACTCCTCCTCATTGCCCAAACAATCAGTAGGCACAAATGCACCATGCACAAAAGGAGTCATGAAAGCTTTCATCATTGGCTTAGCTTCTGGATCATAACTCCCAGGCATAAACTGATAAGGGCGAACAGCCATTGGAACTGGGCATACCACATCAGGCTTAATGCCCTCTCGATCACGATGATATTCCAACAAGGCCGCTGCCGCTGGCTTATCCCCATCAACATATGATAACACCGTTGGCATCGTTACATCGTAACGCGACAAACGCACAATGGCTGCCAACGTGTCATCTATTGAGGCTGGAACATTTGCACATATATAAGTGTTAACACGACCCGTAGAAATCTGAATACCTTTCTTAGACGAGGTCGTTAAGCGCAAATAACCCTTAGGAGTGGCCAGGTGGAGTCGCTGCAACTCCCTAAAACCAAGCCACCATCCTACCAGTACCGACCCTGGGAAAGACCATGAACCCACAGGGGTGAGCATAACTAGCTCATGATCGGGGGATGTATACCTACGGTCTACTAAATAAGCAGCCGACCGATACGGTACCCCCCAAAACTTCTTAGACACCAAAATATGATCTGTACTATAATTCCAGACCTGGTGACTATATCTACCACCTCCTGCCACATGATAATCAACTATATCATCTTTGTCAAATGTAAAGCTATAATTATCTGTGGCACGGCACACTTGGCTAGGCTGAAACGTGAATAATATCGTTGGTTGACAATGTTCCACTAAAAAAGTGGGCATATCCACGTACTGATCTACGTCCACCATGGCAACAAAACTCTGATGAGGTATCGCAAGCTTACGGGGCAAGACTGTCACGTCCTTCACCCAGTAATACGACCTGCTACCCTCCCTGCCATGTTTCTCGTCATTTCTTGATCTTTGTACATAATATGCTTGTCGGCCAAATATCCGGGCCAACCGATCAATAAATAATGACGACGTCGAACGGTCAGCTGCAGCTTGACCATGTGTGTGGTTT